CTTCCCCCCCCCTTCCTTCATGATGTCAATTGATATAACTTCGAGTCCAACCACGGGGGAGTTGTACAACGCGGTGCGACACGGATGTCTCAGAAACTCTTTGGGAATTCCGGCGCCCTTTTGTTGGGTGGGTGTAAAAACCCGACGACAATTGGAGCTTGGTTCGGCACGCCCGACCGGGTCGGAGCTGTTTCGCAAGACAGTTGATTGCGAAACGGTGTTGAGACAGCTTCTTAATGAGCGTGGATCACAGGATGGGAATGCCCGGCCGGGGATGCTCCTTTTTGGGGGAGCGCCATCGTCGGAAACCCCCATCGTGTCTAGGGGCGTGGCCCTGGGGACCTATGTTAAGCTTGAGACTGGGCGCGTGAAGTCGCCTTGCAAACTCCTTACCCTACCAGGAGCTCTCTGTGCAAACAACATTCGTCCCCCTGCTACCACACCTATCTAAGTCACTTTGTTCCTGAGATTGTTTTTGGTGCTCAACGTCATTTGCCCCAGCGGCCGCGCGAGGCGCGGGTCCCGCGTGGTGCTCAGTCTTGGCGGCCTCCGCGGCATGCCAGTTGGGAAGCCACGTCGGATGGGCGATCATGGTGTCTTGAGGTTGATCAGGTTGGCCGCACGGCCATTGTTTGGACGGGATTGCGCGAATTTTCGTCTGAGTCGGTGGTTGCGCGGTTCTTGAAGCCGAGTCTGGGTGTTCAGCGGTTCGCGGTGTTCAGTGGCGAGTCCAGTCGTTGCATGTGGAGCTGTTTTGAACACTTGACTGGTGCGGTTTGCGCCCAGATGCCTCGCGTTGCCCCCAACGCTAGCGAAGCCGCTCCAGAATTCATAAAGTCATGTCAGAGGAATTGGAAGTTGCACATCAAGGCCTACTGTTTGGTGCTGTCTGAGGATGGCAAGACCGTGTCGAAAGCAACTGCTTCACAACGAGCCGCTCTACTTCAACGTGGCGTGGTTGTTGATGAGCAGGTGCCTCAACAGGACTTTTTGTGTTTTGTGCAGCCATGTGACTTCGAGAAGCGTTTATCCATCGGCCATTGTATGGCCGTTAAGGTTGGCAGCAATCGTCCTTATTTGTCTTTCACTAAGCGAGTTGTGACTGGCAATGCAGAGTCTGAGAAGCACTTCATCGGCGAAGCGGTGTTGTGTAAGGCGAATGTTGCGTACGCTGTCGATTACGTTCACAAGCAATGGAGCCAAACGCATGAGGTCTTCTTGATGGATTACCTTAATCGAGCTATGAATTGCGAGGAGTTGTGTTGCCCAGAAGAACTGAAAGCTCGAATCCGGTCGTCTTTGCTCGAAAGCGCTCGGAGTGCCTCAATTGCAGTGGCTGTTGCTCCTGTACGCGCTGCATTGGCTGTTCGTGAACTGGACGAAAACGACTGCATTGATGATGACGACGACGCTATTGAGCGTTTGATTGTGGCCAGTCGTCCAGTTCTGGCTGAGCCGAAGACCTTGAAGGACATACGCAATGAAGTGATTAACCATTGTCTTGCGGCAATACCGATGGCCACTGATCCAAAGCGGTTGTTTGCCGTCGTTGAGGCGCAGATGCAGCGTAGTTTTCTGGTGCAAGGGCATGCTTATCCAGAATTGGGGGTTGAAAAGATGACGGCTCGTGAATTGCACGATTTCGGGATGGATTGCGTGCGTGAGGCTTTTCAGTTGCGATCTGGTGTGCATGCGGCGCGTTGTGAACGTGACGCCAATGTGATCCAGCTGTTGCCCCGTTCAAATGTTGGCTTTTGGACGTCTCCGCTGGGATTTGTTTCTTCCCGCGTCCGCAACTTCACAACTGAGTGGGTTGAATCTTTTGCTGGGCCACAAGAACCACACTTTGACGACACCTGCGATGGTGTTCGTAAGCCGCTGTGCTATTGCAACCTGTCGCGTGACCCAGTTTTAGTCATCAAACACTTTCGTGAAGTCTCACATGTTAAGACAGACGTGCTCGCAAAACAAAGACAGTTGCAAAGTGCAGTGGCCTACACCCAGTCAGCCGAACAATCTCAGCGCGCCGCGATCCTGGCCGAACAGGAGAAGATGTTTTGGTGTTTTGAGTGTAAGAAGAAAATCGTATGCGCGGCGACTGAGCGAACGAAATGGCTCTCCATATTTGATTCGGAAGCTGCAGAAGCAGAGGTGGAGTGTGAGCAGCTGCTCTCAATACTCGACCGAGGCAGTGATTATGAGAGTGAGATACCACGAACCGCGTCGGAAGATCATCTGCGAGCGACACACGCCTTGCAAGAATGTTTGGATGAGGGAGAGCGCCTGCAACGGTTGCAGGATTCGCATCCGGGGAGACCGTCGTCAAGTCTTCCATTGCCTGACTGTGGCGCGGGCCAGCCAGGTCCTATGACATTGCGTGAACGCGAAACCCGAGAAGTTTTGGGTGAGCCGGTCACTGAGCCGGTCGTTGCGGCTGTTGAGTCTGATGAGTTTGATTGCCTTTTTCGCCAATCTACGCCGATTGAAATGGGCGCCTTGTTCAATGATCCCGTGTACACGAATGTTTTGGCACCCCTCGTGCGTGCCGCTTCTGGTGCCGGGCAGGTTTGCGTGCATGGGCGCTCTTACAAGCGCTGCTCGGAATGCAGTCGAGAATGTCGCACTTGCGAGCTGCATAAGAGGTGCTATATCGTGCGTTGTCCCAATTGTTTTGCGATTCCAGATGAATACCCCGTAGTTGATGCCGTGAGCCGCCCATGCGTTTGGAAACACGTGCCTGCGAACCTGTCGTGTCCCAGGCGACGGATACCTTCAAAAACACAATTCGGGGCTGTTGGTTATGGGCCGCTTTTTCGAATGCGTCCTGTGGTCATGGCCCGGACAGCTGGCTCTATATCCTCGGGGTTCGTCAACCGCACATTGGGATTGATTGGTGATTTCGATCCTGGGCTATTTGGTCAGGCCCGCAATGTCTTTTGCCGTATCGTCCGCAATGAGTGCGTGACTGCCGAACGGGCGCGAGACTATGTTGAGGGCCTGAGTGGACAACAGCGCGAGAAAATGTTGAGGCATATTGATGCGTTTGAGCAAATTGAATTTCAATGTCCTGCCCGCACTTTTTCTGAGTTGCACACCTTTCAGGTGTTCCAGAAGAGGGAGAAGCTCACGGGCAAATTGTCTAGCGCACCGTCGATCGTTCATGGGGACGCCGTGGGCTATGAACCTCGTGACGACTTGCAATCTCGCGCGGAATCGTTGAAGGTTGATCCCGATCAGATTCGGCAGTGTCCTCTGGATGCGGCTGTGGAGCCGTCTGACGTCCGTGTAATCTCTTACCTGTCTCCGCTTGCCAACCTTTATTGCGCCCCATTTGTCAGTGCTTGGTATGGTCGATTCAAGCGTATTTGGTCTCTTGACGGTGACCGGACTTTTGGGTCAGGCCACAATGCGGTTGAGGTTGGGTCGTGGATGGACTCGGTGCCGCCGGGCTGGGTGTTTATCGAAACAGATGCCAGCCGGTTTGATGGGCACCAACATGTGCGGTGGTTCGATTTGCTGAAATTGTTGTGGAAGCGCACTGTCTTCAAGGGGACTCCCCGCAAGTTGGTTCTCAAGAGCTTGCGGGCGCAAGCGTTTTCTAAATCGCAGCTGCCTGATGGGAGCCACTGCCGCATCGAAGGAACCATGAAGTCGGGCTGTATGTTCACAACGTTGTTGAACAGCATTGTGAACATGTTGCTATTGGACTTGGCGGCGAAGCGAGTTGGGGTGCGTTGTCGGATCATGGTTTCGGGGGATGACGGTGTTTTGGCAGTGCACCCATCCGATGTTGCGCGCCTTTCTGAAGCAGTCAGGCAGGTTACGGCGGGGTTGGGCCATTCGTACAAAGTCAAGATCGCTGATAGATCGGAGGTCACGTTCTTGAGCAGCCACTTTGTACCCGCTGTTTGCCACAAAGATGGGTTGTTCCTTTCTGGTTGGGTCTTGGTGCCGCGGCTAGGCAAATTTTTGACCAAGTTCGGCTGGGCAACGGAGTTGCAGCCTCAACCTGAGAAATGGTTTCGCGAGAACATGTACGCCGCTTCAGTTTTGTATCGGGCTACCCCAGCGATTAGCCGATTGTTTGAATTACCTGGAGCAGTTGCGAGTGTTGTCGAGCTACCTGAGGAGCGTAACCCTTTGCGGAAGCGAGTCGAATGTGAGATTGATGCCCGAATTGATGCTGAGTTTGATTTTTCTCGGGCATTTGGCGTGTCGGATTTTGAGTTGGGCTTGTGCCAGCCTCTGAGGGAGGGTCTCATTGAAGATGAGACCTTGGAGGCTGTCATTTTGAAGGATTGTTGACGCTGCCCCGCCGGGGGGTAGCTTGTAGGCACTAGCCGCCACTCAGGTGGTGCGTGGTAAAGACTGATGACCGCAGACGTGCGGAGCGTCCCAGCATTTGCTGGGACCTGACAACCACGATTAAAGGCGACGTCGAAATCACACTCAGAAAGTGCCGTGGGCTTAACCGGATTGCCCACGCATTGAACCGCTCAACGTCGACGGGGGTGCCTTTTGCGCCCGAAATGAAATATTGGATCTCTCCAAAACGCCTACAAAACATTCTTTCTCGAGCCTTTCCCATGTCTGGCAGAAAACAAACGCCAAACAAGAAACCGCAGAAGAAAAACGACAAGAGCCGTGGGAACCAAGGGAAGATGGTTGCCCATCAGGGTGGGAAGTCATCGCGACAGACGCAGGCCCGTCTCCGAAACTTTGTCTCGGGGCTCAGCCCGTTGGTCAAGATGTTTGCCCTCCCGGACGAAGGTCCAGCCTTTCGACTACCTGCTGGCGGGGAGCCAACATGCATCGTCCGACCTTCACGCATCCACAATTTCGATTTTGGACATGTCAATGACAGCGCGTATGTTACCACGGGTTACAACAATGGTGAAACGGGTTATTGGATCTCGAATGATCCAATGCATTTCTTTGGTTATCGTTTGTCAGTACCAAAGTTCCGAATCTACACTTGGTATTTCAACTACATTTCACCTCGCGATACTCGTCCGTTACAATTGGCGCCGCCTGAACCCCTAATTCCTGGGGGAGACCCCGATTTGATCAATGTGTTTAGTGTTCCAGAGATCGGGAGTTTGACGTCCAATCCTTCAGTACCCATCCCTGTTCGCATTCCCTTCGCCTTTTGCACTGCTGATGACCCAGTTATTACCGAAGCTCTGTACTCTTATCAGATTCTGGGTCGATCTGGCATTTGGTTGAACGGCAACGTGGCGCACCCCTCGGTCGTTACTTTCACTCGTGTGGAATCGTACGACTTCGTGGCTGGTGATGAGTTCCAGGTCTACAAGTTGACCGGGGATTCGTGGGATGCCTACGAGATTGGCAGGACTGGCACAGGCTCTTCTGCGACGACATCAGTGAACATCAATACCAATGGCATTTTTGCTTTTGAGTATGTGATGTCATACAATTCGTCTGTTCGCCCAATTGCCTATGTCTCCTGCAAGGTTGCAGAGGTTGGTGATGCCATGATTTGTGAGCCTTTGCCTGGCTTGTCCCATCGCATGAGCTCTCTTGCATCTGTTCGGATTAATGCTGCCTCGATTCTTGTCTCCAACAAGTCTCCTGCCATGTATTCTGGTGGGGAGCTTGTTGGTCGACACTTTCCTGGCACCACTATGCCGACTGAAATGCTTGGGCTTGACAAGGTTGGGTCATTCCGCGGGGCTTACACTGGCAATGCCATGGATGGGTGCTATGGGTTTTTGCGACCGGCTCCTGGTGTTTTCGCTAATATGTTGAATTTGTTCGACTATGGGAATCAGTACAGTCTGAACATTACTTCGATGCACAATACTTCTCCGTTTCCAACGGGGGGTTTTACATCAATTCAAATGCGAATACCAGCGATTGCTGGCGCGTACCCTGGCGCTCTGTTTTCTGTGCGGGTCACGGCGATCGTTGAGACGGTCAACGTCGGCACGTG